ACCTGCATCTTCTTTCTCCTGTTCCTCAAGTGCTTTATCTATTTCTTCCTCAGTTATTGCATTCTGAGAACCAAGACCTTTACCTGGTGGGTTCTTCATAAAAGGACTATCAGGATGAGGTACTTTAGTTGGTGCACTTGTAGTTTTGAGATACTTAGCTTTTAATGCCTTCTTACTTGGTTTCTTACCTTTATTTGCTTTTGCTTTCTTAATAACTTCTATGGCATCACCAACTGTGACGATTTCACCCGCCATCTCATCTGGTATTTCAACTCCAAAACATTCCTCTAAGAACATAACGAGTTCAACCATATCTAATGAATCTAACATTAGGTCATCACCTAACTTAGAATCCCAAGTAACTTCTATCTCATTACCATCTTCATCTTTGGCTCTATCCATCAAGGTTTCCTTGATAGCCATTTTTGCTATCTTAAGCATAGTCTGCTTAGAGATGCGTTTTGATGCCTTAAGCATCGCTCTGATTTCAGAGTATGTCTTGTTGTAAGCCATTAAACGTAAACTACTTCATCATTTTGACAGGATTCTCGAATGACATCGAGAATACGAATGAATTGCTCTCCGTCATCACAATCAATGACTTTGACGCTTCCTTCACTACTTAGTAGTGTAAACCTTCTTGAGGGAATGTCAACTGTTACCTTATCGAGGTACTCATCTCCAAGGTCAAGATACATAGGGCAAAAAGGCGATTAAGATAATTGTAGCAGATGGTTAGAGATTTGTAAAGTAGGGTGTGTCACTTACACGACTGGCACGTCTGTTAACTTCTTTTGCTTTGTCTAAAAGGGCTAGACCTGCGTTTCTATTGTCCTGCATCGTTTTTACAATATTTTCTCTATTTGGCTCTTCTTTTACAATTTCTTCGACGTATTCGTCTAAATGTTTAGCAAGGATGGCTTTTAAGAACACAGCCTCCTGCCTTGTTACTGACATGTGAAAAGTTGTCATCTTGTGTGCTGTAAACAATCATCAATTCAAATATATTGCTTCACCAGCGACATTTACATTGCCACCAGCAGTAATATTAAAATTGCCACTAGTACTCAGTGAGTTATTACCAGTGACGCTAACGTCATAACTACTGTTTGGAAGGGGTGTATCAACCATTTCTTCTGGTTGCCCTCCATCTATACAGTCATAGGAATTACCAACCACATTTTCTCTGTGTTTTCCTTTCACTTCAGTGAATTTATTACCCACTGTTTTATCATAACGACATGCGACTGCTTCTGATCTTATGTTGCCCTCAGCATATGTTGCGATTGCACCAATAGGATCTGTTTGGGTAATTGAGTGGAATTTTTTTACATTTTCCTCTCGAGCTGTATGTCTTGATTCATACAACGTACCAATGTTCTCATATTTAGCAGATTCGACCCTAAAAGTCTTGTCTGTTTTGAATGCCAGGCTAGTTTTTGTATTAAGGCTATACACTCCACCCACTGTTAAGTTGTAATCACCGTCACATCTTGTGTTCAAATCACCTTCACATTCTATCTCAGTATTACCCTCAACAGTCATTCTAACATCACCTACGATGTTAAGAACTAGCATATGTTTTTCTGGATCTTCACCAACATTTACAGTCATGCTCTCTTTAGCAAGCATGTGTATGTCTTTATGTGAATAGATGTCAGTATTAGCCTTGACATCCATGTCAATATAGTTTTTAGTAGTACCATGAATTAGACGAATCCTTTCACCCTTTGGTGTATTATTCATCTCTATCATATGACCACATGATGTGCTTTGCACAAAATTCTTTGGCCATACGATAGGGTTATTTACTGAAGAACCCTCTTCTACTGTACCACCTGAATAACCTGTTAGTTCTGTCATACCTGTTTCTCCAATGCTGGATGACCTACACAATCAATGTAAGTTTCTAAGTCTAGAATCTGCTCTCTAACCTTAATAGGTCCAGCATAACTATAACCTAGTATAACAGTACCACCTGCTCCTTGTCCACCCTCAGTATCCTCAACCTTTGCTGTGACAAATCCAAAGACCTTTTCAGTGAGGATTGGTTTAACTAATCTACCCTGATCATCTATAGTATAGTCACCAATTTTCTTCTTATCAGGGCCAGTACCTATCGTTATGATTGGTTTCTTATAACCACTACCCACATTAATAGGTTTAATCTCTTCAACTATAGGAATCAGATCACCACACTCAGCATATATTGCTTTAGCATCATCTGGTACAACCAAGTCAGCATACTTCTCAGTATAGTTAAGGGTGAAAGTATCACCAGATACTGTCTGTAATACCATACCATTTTCAATATTAACATGATTTGTTGGATCTAGAGTAGCAATAACCATATTATCGTCATCATAATCAACATCAACTACCTGCATTACCTCTGGTTTATTAGGATATTCAGTACCATCAGCTGATGATACTAAGAATAATAATTGACCATTCGCAGTTACTTGTGCTACATTACCTTTTGGCATTCTATAATTATACTGCTCTTTGGGGCAATATGTTTCAGCGGGATCAAATCCATATCCAATACCAGGTTCTATTACATCAATAGATTCTACCTTACCATCTTTAATGTTAGGTCTGAATACAGCACCACCACCTTCAGGTTCATTACATGTGAACATGGCTCTAACCTTGGCTGTAAGACTAACATTTCTACCTTTCTTCCTTACCCATGAACCAGCAATAGATCCAATTCTATCAACAATAGGTAATGCTTTAATAGGGGCAGTGGATTGTAAGTTATCCCATATCATTTCAGGGAAGCATGGTTTCTTATTCCTATTTCCAGGATTACAATTCAAAGATGCTTCTGGGAATGTTCCATCTTTTCCAGCAAATCCAAAGTCTTCAAACCTCTCCAGAGGTCCCCGTGTATCAAAATCCTTGGCAGTAATACCACTAGATTTTCCAGCAGCAGAATCTAAAGGAACTAAAGCACCAGTCTTTACATTGAATACTGACTTCACTCCATTCATAGTTCCAGCAGCAAAATCACCTTTCAGGTCACCTGTTGTAGGAACAAAACCGTTAGGTGGTTTATTCGGCCATTCATCCATCTTTTTCTTAGCTTTATCTTTACCTTCAGCTTTAGGTCCATGACATGTTTCATATGTACTAGCACCAATAGCACATGATAATGTACCTTCACAGAAAAGATCTAAGATTGATAAAGCATCCTTAAGTATAGATTGAATCTTGTCTATAGCACCTTTAATAGCTGACATCAAACCATCAATCATTCCCAATGCCTTGCTGATCATATCCATCAACTTATTCATGATGGCAGAAATGAAATCTTGTATCAAACAAAGAAACGCATCAAGGACATTATTAAAAAGATCGGTGAGTAAACCTTTAATAAAATCTTTGAGGTCATCTAATAAAGTTCCAAATACACAATTGACTACCTTGGCAAGACCTTCAAGATTAGCTTTAATAGGACCAGTTAACTTAGGATTTGGTGTAGGGATCTTCTCTAACTGATCATCAATCATATCATTGACTTTCTCTAGAGCAACACCTTTAATATTCTTGGTTATTCCGTTGAGTTTAGTAGCAATACGACTAGTTGTAGTGTTGATCTTACTTTGAATATCTGCAACTTTACCAGTCTTTTTATCAATCCATTCACCTATATCATTCTTCTCGACCCCACGAGCAAACTTCATAAATTCACCCATTGGTCCTTTTAGTTTAGTTGAAACATCTGAACCACATTTACCGTTACCCATTTGTACGGTATAACACTTAGATTCTTCAGCATAATTTTGAAGTTCACTTGTTACTTCACCTTCACCTCTCTCATTGACTGTTGAATCCTTACTTTCAGCGTTAACTTCTTCTTTCTTCTTCTCAACAGGTACTTGATTACCAGTCTTAGAATCTACTTTGACATTAGATCCACTTCCAGGAGTACCAGTACCTTGACCAGCATGAACATTAGGAATATAATCAGCTGCTACAAGTTTAGGGAAGAATTCTTCTTCACCCTCTTTCTCTGATGTTTTATATCTACCTTTAGGATTTTCATCACCAACAGAACCCAACACTATTGGTACTTGTGCTGCGGCACCATCCATAAAGAAACCAACAACCCAACCATTGATTTGAAGTTGATGTACAGTACCAATTCCAGATCGTTGGGGGTACATATTAGGCATCATTACCATAGACCATGGCAACTCCTTAGTAGGAAGTTCCTTTCTACTTGGATTATGATATCCTACAATTCTAACTTTTACTTTATTAGTTTCATCCTTATCTTCTGGATCTTCTTTCGTACCTCCACCACTATTCTCCACCTGGCCAACCCACCAGTTGAACCCATCCTTTCCAATAAAATTAGCAGTTGCTTCGTTCATCACTTCAAAGTCTCATCAGTTTTGGTTTGAGAAGTCTCTCTGATATTACCTGGACTATCAGTATATAATGTAGCCTTAGTAGTCATTTGATCATTACTAGAGATAAATTCTCTTTCTATTTCACCTACAACATAAACACCACTGTTACTTCCATCCAAATCTTTCTTTTTCCCTTTATATACTGTAAGTTCTATAGTATCACCAACAAATAGATCTATATCACCAACATACTCTACTTGCACTTCCTTACTATAAAATAATTTTTCTCTTAATGCTGACTGTGCTACTTGTTTCGTACTATCCTGTGTCATAGTACCTTCAGTAAATAATGCAGTATCCATTATCTTAGACATGATTCTAGTAGGTGCAGTTGTCTTCTCAAATTTCTGAAAATATGTAGGAAGATCTACATCACCATTCATCTTAGGGACATCCTTGTAATATTTAGATATGTTGAAGCTATGTTCTGTGTAAGACATATCCTGCACATCAAACGTCATAAACTTACTACTATATGATCCTAAATTCAATCCAGTCAATACATCTCCAGCATGTGTCACTCTCATTGACACAATAGGTATAATAGTTTTATCTGGTTCTCCCATTTCTGGTTCTGAATATCCAACAATCATCTTCTTAGTAAACTTCTTATTAGCAAAATGATCATACGATGAGAAGTTATACCCCTTTGCATTCTCAAAGAAAGCATATCCAGCACTAGCATTAGCACCACTTTTACCTGCAGGTATTGCTTTAGTTGCCAGCCACTTAATTATTGTGAATGGTGACCAATAACATGATATAAAGGAAAATTTATTCTTAGTAGGTTCTGAGTGTACAACTTTTCTACCTGATCCTAATATCTTTTCAAGTACATCTGTTTCGACCATTTCATTTATAGGTTTTCCTCCACCACCCCCGAATCTCCGAGAAATTTTTGCGGCAGCATTGTTTATCAAATCTGGATTACAGCATAGTAATGTTGCTTTTGACTTACCATCAACAACTAACCTATCCTGTACATCATATACTACTAAATCCATCTTGAATTTAGTTCCTAAATGATCTTCAAAATCAATAAAAACAGGTTCCATACCCTGTACATCAGAAAGTGCACCAGTCTCAGTATCAGTTAGTTGAATCTCTGCCCTAACAGAAGCACTCTTGATACTCTCATTATATCTAAGAGACAACAATTGATTTATACCAAAAGAATAATCAGTTCCTTGAATACCAATGGCTATATTGTTAAATTTAAAATTAGAGGTCTTCATAGAAATTGTGCTGTGTTAGCATACTCTTGGAATACATCAGAGATCTGTTTAACATCAGAGATAGCATTCTTAAATCCAGATTCCATCTCCATGTTTGAAGAAACTGTAGCAGTTTGTGCTTGTATATTACTTATAGCCTCTTTGACATCAGGGCTTTGCATCAACTTACTACCTTCATTTATAACAGTATTAGTCAATTCACTAATCTGACTAATCTTAGGACCAACAGATGACATATCAATACCACTTTCATTGATGACACTTGATATAATTGATTTTGTATCACCAGATTTAACATTAGTCATAATATTATTCATCATAGGCATCATATTAGTCATTGCCGCTGGTATTTCAGCCTTACCTCCACTCATTGTATTCACCATACCCATCATACTACCAAGTGGATCCTCCTTATCAATCTGTGAAGAAAGATTCTTACCCATAGTCTCCATCTGAGGCTTCATTGTCTGAGCCATGGTTTCCATCTGGGTCATCATTGAACTCATTTCTGGTGGGAACAAACCTGCTGGGAATCCACCTTGTGCAGTACCTCTTCCACTTCCACCAACATGTCCAGGACTAGTAGAATTATGTGATGCTCCTCCACTACGACCACCACTAGCTGTATCCCTATTACCTCCACCTAAGAAATTAGTAGCTGCTGTAGTAACAGATGTTAGTAGATTATTCTGTTCATTTGAAGTAGTAAGAACATTCTCACTAGAAATCCCAAATGCATTACTAATTGAATTAAGACTATTATTTACAATATTAGATATATTTCCACCAATACCTATTGATGGAATCATCTTAAATATCTGCATCAATCCGACTGCTGCAGCTCTCATAGGTAATGCTAACGAAGCACCAAACGCATCTTTCAAACGCTGATCTATTTGGAAATCATCTTCTAATTTTGTAGAAATATTTTTTTCAAATGTATCATTAAAACCAGTCTCAGCTAGTGATTGACTAGATGTATTATCAGCAGGTGCAAAGGCACTACCACCAACACTAGGAAGAACTCCACCTTTATTAAACTTCTGGGTAGAATTCTCCATAAGCCGTCTATTAATATCACTTAGATCACCACCCTCAGTAGCACTAGGTCCACCATCATCAGGATGAGCATCAAGACCTAATTGTGTTTTCTGATAAGCGAGCTCATCAGGCATCATAGGTGCAGGACTAAGATCCCTATATGCACCTTGAACACCTGCACTTATACGACCAGCTAGATCTGCATCTGTCTGAGCCTTCTCTGCCATGAGAAAATCTTCATACTGATCTTGCTTGAACATAAGACTCAGCATAGCAGTTCTATCTTCAATAAGTTGTTTTATACCTTTTAACTGCTCATTTATGTCCCATAAGGTAATTTTTTTCTCCTCTTCTGGTGTATCTGGTGTGGGTGCGGGCATGTATGTCATGATACTAATACTCCTTTACCTTGATCGGAAATGACTAAGGTACGATCTTTAGTCACGTATACTTTTTCAACCATAGTTTTTGTAACGGTTTGTGGAATTGGAACAATCAGTGGTTGTTGCATGGATTGTGAGAGAGCACTACCATTCTTTGTCAATTGACTTACTGGTGTATTATTAACCACATTTCTATTTTGAGGTGGATCAGATGGATCAACATGCTGTTTATCAGAATCAAATCGATCAAAATTAGTAAGATTGTTCATTATCTTATCCACAGTACCAGTAAGCATTCTTGAAACGCCCGATACTGGTGATACATTAACCTCAGCTTTCTCATTACGTTGACCTTTCAAATAAGGTAAAGGATCTACCAATACACCATCCTTCTCAACCTCCAAATGTAAATGAGTATCCCCTATAGTATTTACTCTACCTGTATAATCAACAATACCTTCTAAATTCTTTAATTTACCAATTCTTTGTCCCTTCTTAATCTCTTGCCCTGGATTTACACCAGAATGAATATGCATATATGTTGCCACTACACCATTACCATGGTCAATCCTTACATTTTCAGTATAAGCAGGATTTGGTAGATCTAAAGGTGCAACTACAACACCTCCACGCATAGCTTTAACAGGTATCTCAGGATCACTACCATAAGGTTTTTTCTCCACAAGATCAAGTCCCTTATGACCACCTGGATATGATTCTCTAGGTCCACCAAATCTTTGTCCCACTGTATGACCAATTACACCACCCTCCAAAGGATTTCCCCATGATGCACTGGAAGGTGTACTCTGTCCAGTTATATCTTGAATGAATTCTGATGCTCTAGCTTTAATATTATCTGCAAATCCACCCTGAGCCACATTATTAGTCTCAGTATTACTTGCAGTTACTTCAATTGTTTTAAGTTCTGGCATCTTCATTCTTGCGATACCACTAGTATCTTCAGATGTACCTACTATACTCTGAAGTGCTCTAGCTTCTTCCAGTAATGATGCAGCTGCAGGTGATCCTCTCAGAGGACCAAGAAATGCTATACTAGCACCTACCATTACAGATGCACCTTCTCTATAGACAGCAGAAATTGCATCACCAATTTTACTCATTGGTAGAATCACTTCTGCTTCTTGTGCTTCACCAACTAATGCTTTAATTCCACCCAACATACCTCTTGTTGGAGAAGTTATTACTGCACCACCTGAACCACCACCAACTACACTACCAATTCTATTCTTTTCTGTCGGTCCATAACCCTCTTTATATCCTTTATCGCCATATGCCTTGTCAATAACTGCTTCACCTGTCTTATCACAAGTCCAAGCACCTAGTACTCCAGCACCAAACCACAGAAGAGCACCAGCAGCTGAGGTCAATAGTTCAGGAGCTCCCATCAGTGGTCCACTAACAGGTAAAGTTGCATTAGCAGCTGCCATGAATCCTACACTATGACAAGCAGCAGTTACCCCACTTTCTATACCAGCTCTGTGCCATTTCTTACCCTCTGTGCCCGTCTTGTGTTGATAATCCAGGAATGCAAGTGCAACAGATATTAATTGACTACTGCTAGCTCTTATAGGTTTTGGTATCTTATTAAGTAAACCTCCAGCATTTATAGTCGCAAGATTAAGTTTCTTTATTATCTGTGGTGCTTTTTTGAAGGGATTAAGTTTCTTGCCAAAATTTGCAAGATTTGTTCTCCATTTAGCATGTTTAGTCATCCATAAAGGACGATTAGGTATATTATCAACTATTTTATGCCATCCTCTTAAGAAAGGATTACCCGCTGGACTAAGTTTTGCTCGTCTCAACGCCTCTGTAACAGGTACATTCTGACTTCTTAAAGCTCTATAGAAATTAATCTGATTTCTACTAAGACCATGCTTATTCATAAGCATTCGATTTGTTAGCCTCATTCTTCTATGCTTTAAGAATTCAGCTCTCGTTAAAGGTCTCCTTGGTGGTTTACGCCATCGAGTCCAATCACCTGATCTAGGTTTTCTTTGCTTCTTATCTCTTGCAAGATCGTAAATAGTTTTTGATCCTCTCCCAGCAGCAGTACCCCCAGATCCATCATCAGATCCACGACTACGCAAGTAATTAATATAATCATATTCAAGATCCAAATAATCTTCCATAGACTCACCAAATTTTTTAGTGGTCTTAAATACATCTGGTAATTTAACCTTTGCCTTTTCATCGGCACCAGCATATCCACCACCAAATCCAAGCAGTCCAGCAGTGATTTCTAAAAGTTTATTTTTATCCTTGGGTTTGGTTGCCATTAACGCTTACGTTTCTGTTCCTCTATTCGCTCCCTTTCTTTTTGTAAGTGAGCAGATAACAAATTCACGTATACTTCCCGTTCCCACGGGATCATATCATTAATATCAGTCAAGCTATATTTATGGTGTTGGACCAATGCAAAATTGGTTTGAAAGAAGGTCATCAGGCCCTCATTGAAGAGGGCTATCCGAAAAAACTCACTAGACCCTCTATTACCACATCACTAGTAACTCCTGTATTGTGATTTTTAACCTTTAAAGTATGCTTAAGACTAGGCATTGTATTAAAGAATACCTGAATCTTATCAAACTGAGAGGCAGTTAGTGTTTCAACCCATTCCCTTGCTTCGTTAAAAGTAAAAGTACCTGCTGATTCCTTCCCAACATAAACATTCTTAATACACTTAGCTACTAAATCATATGGATCTACTTCATCTTCTGAGAAGTTAACCTTAGAGAAATACTCTAAATTTGGATATCTCATCTCAATAGTAACATCATTCTCAAGTTTAACTAGATTACTATGACCTTCTGGGAATTGTACCTTAACATCATCTACCAAGAAATTAACATTAACTTCTGTCTCATTATCATCAGGACATGTAATCTTCAGTTCAAGTTTTTCACTAATTGATCTAGCACGTATTTGAAGAAATAGATACTCAATATCAAACAAGGCAAGATCATCTATCCTTATTCTAGTATTGATACAATTTTTTAATATAGTCTTAATTGCTTCTAAAATCTGTTCTTCGTCTTGCGATTCTAACGCAATAATCAAAACCTTCTGTTCTTTTACCAAGAAGGGTCTGTATTTAATTTTCTTTTTTGTAGAAGGCACCACCAGTTCATAGACTGGTGTAACAATTTCAGGTAACGGCATAATTTATGTTCCTAGTGGTACATATGACCCAGTAGGCCATTGGAATTGGAAGGATTGGTACTCATAATAAAAACCAACAGACACTCTAACTAACTCAGACTGTCCACTATTATAAGGTACAGAAGACATTGAATATGGATATGCATTTTCTAATCTTGCTTTAAATGACACATCATACTTCTTAGGTCTTTTAGCTTCATATTTAGATTCCTCAGCATTCCATTCTGATTCAGGTGGTACTCCAAACTTTTCAAGTTTGTTTATAGTTATACCACATGTATAATCATCATAATATTGTTGAGCATATGCTTTATGTTTATTCTTATGATAATTTGAATTAACAGAATACATTTCATCCTGTTCACTCGCAGTAGCTACTTCTTTTGAAGTCCAATGCCAATTTCCCATAATCATATCTTGCCATGCTCTAAAGAATGACAAAGGAGTAGAACTTAAATCACAATAAAATTGCACATCAAGCTCATTATATACTTTACCAGATACCATCTTCTGTGTCAACCCTTTATGAGGTGACTTAATATCAGATGCAGTCATGTCAACACCAGGTATCTGAATCTCATTACAGAGCATATTTAATCTATAATTTCCAGCATTAATAGGATCTGCGGCAGCTGCCATTGATTGACCATATCTCGTACCTATATTGGTACGTATATATGATTTGAATGCAGGAGTTGGTTCAATGTCAAAAGAATAAAGATTGGATGCGGATATACCCTTATCCAATATCTGATTCATGAAATTATCAATAGTGAACTTATCCTTTGGGTCTATCCTCTTTGACATAAATATTTTCTATGGTGTGACCTCTTTTATTTATGCCCTCATATAAAGGAAAATACAAGGTACGAAACTACCGTAAGTATAAGGGAGACCCCACTGAGGTTGTCTACCGTTCCCTTTGGGAAAAGAAATTCATGGATTATTGCGATTCTAGCAAGAATATCCTAGAGTGGTCAAGTGAAGAATATGTTATACCATATAAAGATCCTGTACAAAAGAAGTGGAGAAGATATTTTCCAGACTTCTATATGAAAGTACGGGAAGCAAATGGAAAGATATCCAAATACTTAGTTGAGGTTAAACCAAAAAGACAGGTCGATGGTCCTAAACCTCAAAAAAGAAAAACCAAACAATATATAACTGAGGTAATGACATATGCCACCAACAAGGCAAAGTGGGAAGCAGCAGAGCAGTACTGCAGGGACAGGCTTTGGAAGTTCAAGCTCATCACTGAAGTCGAGCTCAAAATTTACTAGTCTGATTCAAAGTTTAAAAGGAAAATCAATAACTAAGACCAAATTACGAGATACAGTATTCAATAGATTATTAGATGATGCTGTTGAAACTCCAGAAGAAGGTAAGTATTACTTCTTTGACTATGATCCAAAGTTCAAAAGTGTATTGAAAGAATGGGATCAATTTCCTCTCATCAAAGTACTTGAAGTTAAAGGCAATATATACTTGGGTGCGAATCTACATTACATTAAAAGTAATGCTAGATTAAGTGCGATAAATAATAAGAAGTATCCTGCTGAAACTCTACACTATTACATACCTAAGAATGCTGACGACATTTTCTTTGAGGTATCTGAAGAGGATATACAAGTACTAAGTCAACTACCCCTAGAGAAATTTCATCGTAACAAGTAATGACTGCAGGAAATCATGCATATCCTAGGACAATAACCCAGATTCCATATGCATCATTTATGAGAATTACTAAATGGTCATATAATAAAGGTATGGCTGAAGTTGGTGCAGCTCAGAATGATGCTATAGGATCTATACAAAATAGTGGTCTTGTTAAACAAGTAGCAGATAGTTTAAGTAGTAGTGCAAAATGGGCATACGGAATAGGTGGCAACCCATATACAAAGAATTTTAAAGATAAAGAAGGAAACGTACTAACTGGAGAAGCTGAACAAGCAGCTGCTATCGAACTAGCAAGGCAAAAAATGCCCATTAAAAATAGTGTTTCTAGTGGAAATACTACTCTCAGAGCTGATGTGAATGATGTTGAGTTTGAAGACACGGTTAGTGATGAAGAGTACTTAAAAAAGCCATTTAAAGGTAGAAATGGTAAAATGACTACCCTAAAAGAAACTTTAGACAAGAAAAATAAAGTAAGGGATTTTAATGCTAATGGATATAAACAAAAACACTGTAATTTAGCATTACCAAATGAATTCCAATACCAATATGGTGCTACCTGGGGAAATACCTTTAAATTAGGTACGATGGCTCTATTAGCTGATGATCCAGCGGCAATGGCTAAAAATTCTGTTTTCGGTGGTGGTATTGGTGCTGGTGGTAACGTTCTCAGGGAATTGATTAAAGGCCAGAAAGATGATACAGGAAAGGATAATATATGGGCACAAATAGGAAAAGGATTCGGATCAGGTGCTAAAAAAGCTGGTGACTTATGGAATGTCAACTCATCTATTGTAGACCCAACTAATATTGTAGGTTTAGCTGGATTAGCACCTAATGAGAATGCTATACAGTTCTTTAAAAAAATGGAGTTCAGACAATTTGAACTAAACTTTGAATTTGCATCAAGAAATAAAGATGAATCTAAGGATATTCAAAATATTATTAAATGGTTCAAAATAGGTATGCACCCAGTATCACAAGATGCACTAGGTAAAGGTAGTGGAGTGTTACTTGGTTTCCCAGATGTATTTGTATTAGAACCTCAGTTTGTACCAGTAAAGAAAGGAAAAGCACAAAGAGCAGAACCCCATAAAATGATGCCAAAAACAAAACTTTGTGCTTTATCTGCTTTAAGTGTTAATGCCACTCCTTTTGGAACAGTAAATACTGTTCATGATGGTACTATACCACTCATCACCGTTACTATGAGATTCAATGAACTAACTGCTCTAACCAGATCAGATTTCATAAACGACGAATTATACTAATGTTACTCAAGAACCTACCAGATCTATTCTATAATATAGCTAAGTCTCCTGTAGATGTTCATTTGCTTCATGCAAAGAATCTATGGCAAAGATCTGAGGTATTGCCAGAATACATTAATAGTATTACTTTGTTTGATGAGTACATTGTAAGAAACGGTGAAACTCCAGAAACTATTTCAAATCAAATCTATAAAACTCCATTTTATAATTGGACACTTCTGATTGCTAATGATATAGTAAATTACTATGAGCAATGGCCAAAATCAACTTTACATCTGAATCAGTTTGTAAGTAACAAATATAAAAACCCACAAGCAACAAAGCACTATGTGACTACTGAAGTCAAAAACAGTGCTGGTAATATAATTATTCCAGCAGGAAAAGTAGTACCATCAAACTACTCAGTAAGTTATATTGATAATGGTATTAATGTTACAGCGAATCCAGTCGTATCCATTACCAATTATCAATATGAAGAGGAGATTAATGGTCAGAAAGAAAAAATTAAAATCATACGTCCTAGTCTCATAGAAGACTTCGTTGAAACGTATTATAGACGAATTAATAAGAATGGTGTTATGACCGTTGCTAACACGGCATTTGAGATAAAAATGTAGGCATAAAAAAATACCCCGAATTTTTTTCGGGGTATTTTGGTATTATAAAGTCGAATTTAGTCTTCGTTAGCTAATTTAGCGAAAAAAGATAGTGTATCGTCTTCACCTGAAGGTGTAGGAGTTGGAGTGCCTGGTACATCGGGTCTACCCTGTACTGTTGGAGTTACCTCTTCCTCAAACTGCTCTTGCTCAACCTGCTTCTTATATCCACCCTTAAGAGTTCTCTCAAGACGCTCACGAAGTTCATCGTAAGACTTGAACTGATCCTCAGCAGTGAATGCAGAGAGGCTGTGCTCTTGCTTCCAAATTGTCTCTAACTCTTTGTCAGAGAAGTCACCTAGAGTTGATGATTTATCAAACTCAGACTTATCATAGTTCCAGAAACCTGCGACCTTAGTGATCTTGAGTTTGAAGTCAGCACCCTTCCATAGATCGAAAGGATTTACTGGTTGCTCATCCTCAAATGCTGGTTGCATTGATTCCATGATCTTGTCAAAGATCTTCTTACCATAACGGTACAAGAAGACTTTACCCTCATTCTCAGGGTTTGCACTATCCTTAACAACATAAATGTTGCTGTAATAGTTTAACTTACGTTTCTGGTTACGTGCTTGAGTTCTTTCAGCAGAACCTTCACCACCAGAATTCCAGAGTTCCCTGTTCAAGTCAGAAACAGGATCCTTTTTGCCTAAAGTCGTTAGAC